GGTATTGGATGGATCAGCATTTTCGAATACTAATTATGTATGGTCTCAAAATTCAGCACCACTAACTGCAATTAACGGACCTCAAGATTTTGGAAAAGCTGGGATGGTTATTTTAAATAAAATCCAATCTACAATAAACAATAGATTTGAAGGACATTATATTGGACTTGCGGATAATACTAATATTCAACCAAATACAGATCATACAGCTATTAAAGCTATATATACAAACGGACAGCCTTCCGCTGGAACTGGTTTAAGAATTAATGGAAATTCTGCTGCTACTAAATATTTAAGAATACCAGAAAGCAAACTATCGTTCCCGCTTTCTGCTACTTCGGATTCTGGTAGTAATAGAAATTCAGACAGTATATCTGAAGCTTTAGAAAAAACCGGAGCATCCTTTTCTGATATTACGACTGCAAAATTTGATGATACTATATCATTTGGTTTATTTAAACTTAGAACAAGCCCATACAATCCAGATGCAGTATCTCTTGGTTATGCATTTGAAGAAGCAAGATCTGGTTCTTTGGATCATTATCGTCAAGTAAATAACCCAAATGGTGGAATAGCATCTAGTTTCTTTATAGAAAATACGGTAAATGGTTCCAACAATATTAATTTGTATGTAAATAGTTATATAAGTTCTAAGAATGTTGGTCCTTGGTTGGATGACGAAGGGTTTCCAATTAAAAAGGTTCGTGTTTTTACTGAAAATGCATACAATAGTTTAGTAAATTCAAAAGAAAACACTGCGGGATCTTTTGGTTATCATTTAAATAATGTACCTGAATTAAAAAATAATTTAGATTATGCTGATGCATTGTTTCCTATAGGTTGTTATTCTAGCTTTACTACAACTGGAAAGAGTATAGGTTCTCTTGGATTTAAAATAGATCGTGTACTTCGTAAAGTTGAAAATGATGAATTGTTTGATTTGGATGTTGTATGTGAAGCTGGATTAGGAACTATATATGCAACAGCTTGTGCAAACCATGTAAATTATTTCGATGATGCTCAAAGTTCTGATGGATTAATTGCAGGATTACAGTCAATAAGTCAAAACGAAAAAAGCCAAGTTCAAGACGAAAGAGATGATGTAAAAACCAATTACGCAGCTATTTTTAATGCTTTCGATAATTTCTGTTCGAAACTTCGTAAAGATTGTTTGTTTATTGCTGATCCTTTAAGACAAATATTTGTAACTGGCACAAACACTAAAGTGTTAACAGATCCTAATAAGGCATTTTCGCAATATATATACAATCCATTAAAACATTTATACGAATTTGCTAATAGCAGCTATTCTACTGTATACGGAACTTGGGTTAAAGTTCTTGACATTTTCTCTGGACTTAATATTTGGGTTCCATTTTCTGGATTTGCTGCGGCGGATATAGCAAATGTGGACAGAGACTTCGAACCTTGGTATGCACCTGCTGGATTCACAAGAGGTAGAATTACTAATGTACTCGATGTTGCAATTGCACCAAAACAAAAAGAAAGAGACATGCTTTATAAAATATCGATAAATCCTGTAGCATTCTTCCCAAATGATGGAATTAACATTTTTGGTCAAAAAACATTACTCCGCCAACCAAGTTCATTTGATAGAATCAATGTTCGTAGATTGTTCTTGTATTTACAAAAAGCTACGAAGAGAACAGTCAAATACTTTGTTTTCGAACCAAATACATCATATACTAGAAATCGTGTAATATCTACACTATCACCTATTTTTGATAGAGCTAAAAATACACAAGGATTATATGATTATCAAATAGTTTGTGATCAAAGAAACAATCCTCCAGAAGTAATAGACCAAAATGAATTAGTTGTTGATATTTATATCAAGCCAGTTCGTTCCGCAGAGTTTATTTTGGTAAACTTCTACGCTACTTCAACTGGAGCTAATTTTAGTGAAATAATTGGTGTTTAACAATAAATAATAATATATATGCAAACTGAACAAGTAATTAATAGATTTTATGATAATGCGATAATAGATGATTTTTCTAGAGATTATCTATTTCGCGTAGAATCGATGACAATTGACGGTCTCAGAGGACCAGCACTTGTATTAAATCCTAATGATATGTTGTATGCAAGAACCGCAAAATTACCCGGTAGACAAATCGTAAATCATGCCGTAAAATATGCAGGTCAAACATTTAACGTACCCGGTTCTGTAGAATATCCCGGTAGTGACAACTACGAAATGGAATTTTATTGTCCAGAAACTTCGACTATTAGAGAAAGACTAATGAATGAATCACACAGAACATTCGGCAACGTATTCGGTCTTGCTGGAAGTGGCCGTACTGGAGGATCTATTACAAATAGATTCTCTACGATTGTTTTATTGCAATTAAACAAAAGATTGGATGTCGTTTCTAAATATGAATTAATAGGATGTTCTATTCGTAATGTAGGAGAAATTGCATATGCTATAGCAGATGGAAACGGCGCAATCATGACGTTTAATGTTGGTATAGCATACCATTTCTTTCAGCGAACTAATTTTAATGGAGTTAAAGCAAATAATAGTTAAATACTATTAAATGCCAATAACAACTATACCTCCTAGTCCTGTAAACCATTTCCTAGATCTACTAGGAACTAATTGGTCGTTTAATTTACAGTTAAAGACACAATGGGGTGTAATAATACAACCTGATGCTGGAAATGGGTTATTTTCTACAATTAGAAACTATACAGACATCGACATAAATGGATTTTATGTAGATCCCAGCATACAAGCAAGTATTTTAAGTCAAAAGACCCAACCCAATATAGATGGGTTGGGTCTTTATTATGCACAAGCGGTAAAAATGCCTAAAGAGTCCCTGAATATAGCAGGAACAGGAATAGACGGCATGGGAGGCTATTTAAAGGGCATTGTAGCTGGGGATAGGTTAGATGCAATAGGAAGACACTTTAGTATTGATTTTTTAGAAACTAATTTAGATTTTGTAGAAGGATTAATTAGACCTTGGATAATAACAGCATCATATAATGGATTAATTGCAACATCAAAAAATTCTATTAAAGCTACAATTACTGTAAGTGAATATGCAAGACAAAGTACAACATCACAAAAACCACTAAGAATTATACATCAATTTACTGGTTGTGTTCCAATAGATATACAAGAAAAAACATTAAAATACGATTCTGAAGAACCATCAACAAATACTGTAAATTGGACATTTACTCATTATACTTATAAAATAAATAATTTTTAAATAAAAATTTGTATAATGAAATTTTGCACAAAAGTATATCTTCCAATTTTAAACAAACATATTAAAATTGAACCAATAACCAATCGTTATTTTTTTGATTTAGTTAAATTTATTACAAATAATGACGATGATAGTATTTGTGAATATTTTGAGTTTATAATACAAAATGTTATTTCGGATAAAAATTTATTAACTGAACTTTCAAATATAGAAAAGTTCATTATTTTATTAAACGCCAAGTCGTTATCATCGGGAAATAAACTACAATTAATAGGTAGTAATCAAGTTAAAACTGATATATTAATTTCATCCATATTAAAAAATATTGTAGAAAAAATAGAAAATATTAAATTTAATCATATTATAAATACAGAAGGTATAGAAATAGGAATATCTTTACCTAAAAATTTAAAATTAAAAAATTTAGATGATATATACAAAGAGGTTATTAATTATATTAAAATAGAAGATGATTTTATTTTATTTTCTAGCTTGACACAAAAAGAAAAAGAAGATATAATAAATCAAATTCCAGTATCAATTACAGGAGATATTTTAAACTATATATTAAAAATACAAGAGGATTTTAACAAAATACATATTATTTCAGGAAATGAAAGGATGGGATTAGACACTATACCATTAAATGTATTTGATAATACTTTATATCATTTTTTAAAATCGTTATTTAATGATAATCTTAAGAATTTTTACGAACTTCAATATGTATTAATAAACAAAATTTTTATGTCATATGATCATTTT